AGCCAAACTAGTCCCTGAAGCTGAACTAGTCTCTGAAGTGGATCCAGTTGCTGAAGCTGAGCCAGTTGCTGAAGCTGAGCCAGTTGCTGAAGCTGAGCCAGTTGCTGAAGCTGAGCCAGTTCCTGAGCCAGTCCCTGAAGCCGAACTAGATATTGACCCAGTATTAGATGATGTATGTGTCTGACTATATTTTTCTGACTGTGTCATTGTGGCACTTGTTGTCCCTGTTAAAGATCCTGTGCTAGTTGCAGTCATTGTGCTCGTACTGCTCCCACTAGAAGTCCCAGTTTCACTTGAAGTAATAGACCCTGTCATTGTGCTTGTCGCACTCTCGCTTGAGCTTCCAGACCCTGTCCCAGTAGCACTTGAATTCTGTGAAGCAGTTCCAGTCATACTTGAACTCTCAGATCCAGAACCAGTCATACTAGAGCTCCCAGAAGCAGTGCCAGACATACTTGAACTCTCAGAAGCAGTTCCGCTCAAGCTAGAGCTTCCAGATGCAGACCCAGTACTAGTCCCACTTTTACTCCGTGTAGCAGTCACTGTAAGGCTATTAGTTATAGACGCAGTAACAGATGGAGGCGGTGTTAAAGGCGCATAATTCCATGTTAATTGGTAGTTCCCCCTAGAGGATGAATAACCCCCAACTAAAATATAACTTATTGGCTTGGTAACAGTCACTTGAATCATGGAATATAGCCCATTAATTCCACAACCACTATCATCATTACTGGCAAGACATTGAAATTCCCCAGAATTAAAAGGACATTCTCTTCCTATATACAACATTGTATCGTAATTTGTTCCAGAATTACATAATGATAATTGTAATGTACCATATGCAGTTTCACCACCAAGATCCAACACATATTGATGTCTCTGAACATTTGATATAGTATCAGAGCATCCAGTTGCTCCACTCCATATATTAAATCCTCCCAACAAAGTGCTTCCAGATATACTTCCTGAAACACCATTCAACTGTCCTGTAAGGATAGTTGGACATGTCTGTTGTGCAGCTACAACAAAAAAACTCTGAATGATTGCCAATAATATTTTCATCTTCTAATTAATAGTTAGTCTTTATTACGCAGACTTCACAGTATCTAGAACCACATCCTCCTCTGTAGTAATTTTCCCCCCTACAGGTGTCACGAGAAATGCTCGTTGTTTTACTATATCAATATTATTCATATAATGCACAACAACCTCCTTTTTAACAGACTCCTGTGCCGGTTTCAACTGATTCCGATAGATATCATGAATTGCTCGCACATTTTTCCTATGAGGCCATCCTACATCTTTTAGATTTTTCTTAGTCGCAGACTTATTCTTATAGATTGCACAGTATTCTTCAAATAGTGACTGAGTCTGTTCGCGCATCTTCAATTCATATGACTCATAGATATCTTTCATATGAGGATAGTAATAGATGTATGTCTGAATCTGCCCCGCTTTACGCAGTCGCAGAAATCGCAACATATCATCCGATTCATTTCCACGCAGTTCCTTTACAGATGAATACAGTGGGCTAATTACACGAAATCGTTGTAGGCTCGCCACATTTTTAATAACAAGTCCCTGCCACATCCAGCCATATTGCGCCATTAGAGCATTAATATCAGTATTTTTATTGATATATGTAGGGATCGCATAGCTACGAGCCGGTTCAGGCCATGTGTAAGGGTCTTCACTAATAATTACCGTCCCATCATCTGATACAACACCTAAGCTAACAACATAGAGTTTAGGCCAAGGAACCAGAGATACCACACGATGTTCCGGATGCTGTAGAACAAGACTTGTAAATATGTAGGGCCTCTCTTTACAAAGAGAAGCAACTGGCAGAATTTGGTTCAGTTCACCATACTGTGGTGTATCCTTAATCAGTTCGGAAAAGTTCCGTTTACTATAAAACCGAGTATGAGCGCCGAACTTTGTGCGTGTTGTTAGACGAATTTCAGGGGACTCGTGTCCAGCAAATGCCTGAAGCATAGTACCTTCCACAAACTCCTGAATAATACTTGAGTTGTCATGAACCTGCTCTAAAGTCGGCACACCTTCCAATGCTTTAAAGGGCGCAACACTTACAGGAAGATTAAGCAGAGTATCCCACACCACTGAGCGAAATGCTCCAACATGTGGAACAGCGCAGTTGGATGCTGTTTTATCGTAGCGTACGATACAAAAGCGAGAATCAATATCATTTTCTACAACAAGCAATTTACCGCCATCATTACTTGTAAGGTAATCTTTAAGTGCCCCCCAACTATTGTATTTATTGCGAAGGTCTCTGAAAATATTAACTGTTGTCATTTTGTTTCTGCCAGTTTTATGGAGCATTAAAGCCTTCAAATTTTTAAGAAAAGACGATAGAGACGGCGAATGTCCTTAGAAGAAGAGGGTGTGCAAATAGCGGCTCAACCCGAAGAAAATATAGATATTGCTACCGATGAATCTGAAGAGTCATCGCTTGGCATTGGTGATAGAATACAAATTGAAAGTAAACTTCTTGGGCAAGTGACAGGGCGTATCTATTATTTAGATGAGACTCTTCTGCGGATCCTACCTGATGGAGTAAGTAATCGTCTGTATGATTTCCCTATTACGGCGGAAGGAATAGACCCTGAAAAGCAGGTTATTGAAATCAAGGTAGAGACTACATCGATACCTAGTTTTATTGAACAGAACCGTCTTCGTGTTGGAGCAATAGTAGATACATTTACAGCTGAAGGCGATTTTGTTAGCTCTTATATTGTAGAGGAAGTAAACATTGAAAATGATAGTATTATAATTAGAAATCGTGAAACAGAAGAAAAGACTGAAGTAAACTTTAACTATACAGGTATTCCTCGTGATCTTCCATTTGCGGTTCTTCGCGTTATACCTGAAGAACTAATCCCATCGGAGGAGGGGCCACAGGAGGATACAACAGAGGAAGAAGTTCCACAAGATGATGAGGATGAAGATGAAGGCAAAGCAATTGGATTTATCGAAATCCCTCTCATGGCAGAAGTCACTGATATTCCACCGGCCCAGCGAATCTATCCTGAAAGTATTCAAAAAAATGATCTCCTTGTGGATTTACTCTCAATGTTAGATACAGCCTCACAAAAAAATCCCAATATTATTAAACAACTACGTTCTTTTGTAGAAATAACAAATACTCTTATACATCAAGTAACAACTTATGCCGCGGATGGTACCCCTATAGGAAGAAAACCTGCGTCAGTAACACAACTGGTTGAACTACTCAACTCTGGAAAGGTCCCTTTATCACGCCCCGTTTTAGATGTTTTGCGTGTTCTTTTTATTGACCATACAAATGACCATTTAGTTCGTATTGCTAGCGGAAATCCTGGTTCTGATTCCGAAATTACAAATGAATTTTTTGATATAAACTTCTTATCTGATACAATTCGCTCAGCCAATAACTTCACAGATAATTTAACAAGTATTGGGGCTAATGATGTGGGTGCTCCTCGTTTCTATACTCAACTCAATGAATTTACTCAGGAATTTCAACAAACTGTGCGTGATGCTGGTAGCTCCGTGGCTCCTAAATATGAAGCCAAACATGACGGTGAGTTTTTCCGCAAAGGAATCCCTGAAAGTAGCGAAGAACCAGCTACTATTCCTGGCCTACCAGTAGTAGGGGGCAAAAAGAAATCATTTTTTGGAGGGGGTGGTGGCCCAATTCCCCTTACCGTTGATGATATTAATTCGCAGGTTCATTTTTCTCTTATGCGTCTATTGACTGCAAATCTTCGTAGAAACAAGGATGGGAAGTATGTTCTTGCAATTCCTGCCGACAAGGGGACACTACTTTCATATCTACTTTTCCCAATGGCTCTAAGTAATTTTATAGGGTCTAATCGCACAGGTTCACTTGCGCGTGATATTGGGCGTTCATCTATGATTCATAAAACAATGGCTGAACTTCTGGAGATTACTGGTTCAGCCTCAGAAATACCCAGTGCCAATACAATTCTCAATGTAGGGCTCCAGGGAAATACTCTTGGAAATATTGATATATCCGATTATCTTATTGATGTTCTGAAGGGTGTTGAGGGACAGTTCACAGGGTTCAATGATTTCCGAACAATACTTATAGATTTGGGGCTAGATGCATATGAACTTAATACAGAAACAACACAAGTTTTACACGAACGAATTCTACAGGATATTGCGCGTGTGCGCCTTCTAATTAAAACTCTTCGTGAAGAGATTGAAACTACTGAAACACCGGTTTCTCTCGCTTCATTTCTAGATGATACCTCAAAGCAGACCCTACAGGATAAGATTGTTGGCGAGCCTATTCTTAGTGAAACAATTAAGGAGCTATATGAGCGAACACCTGGTCTGGCATCAAATGATATTGCAATTGTGGCATATCTTCTGAAGTATAAACAGGATCTAACAATTGCTGCACTTGGTGGACAAGCCTCTATCTTGGAGAAGGAGCGACTTCGTTCACAAGCAGATACCTATTTGGATACACTTCATGCGGCCTTGAAGAGTCGCCAGTTACAGGATAATAAGGGACTACCACCCATCCCTAATAAGTGCCCCCATGTATCTGCTCTAGTATCTATAAAGAAAATTAAGGATGATTCAGAAAGAACAATACTATTAGCGAAGTTTGTAACACGATACCAAGGAAGTAGAGATGAAAACTTTATTAATTGTACTGTGTGCGAACAGCATCTAGTCTGTATGCATGAAGTTCTTCAGATTCAGCAGTTTCGCCATCCTAGAGAACAAGAGGTTCTACAGAAAGAGTTATATTTGAGTCTTGCTGGTGGCGTATTTAATGGGCGTTATATTTGCCGCAACTGTGGACAAAGTATTGCAGAATTAGATTTTGATAAGGGTATGGGTGCAAACGATGCTGGTTATGCGCCTGATGGCCCAGTTGACGAGGATGCCCTAGCAGAAGAGCAACTACAATTAAGTCTTGGAGCTAGTGTTCCTGGCACGGAAACAATTGAGTTTGATAACGAAGCAAAAACTCTCTGCTTCAATATAGCAAAAGAGATATTCGGAAAAATAGGAGTAACCCCACTTGATAGCGATTATCGCTCCATTATTGAAATGGCGTTTCTTCGTATACAGACACTAGATAGTCGCATAGACTATGAAAAAAAGAAGAAGGGGGCTGAAGCGAAAGGGGCAAAGGGTATACCTGATTATGATACTTATATCAAGGGATTCAGCGTAACAACTGTGGCGGCTTTAATTTTGATTGATATTCAAACACATATTCCTGATTATGTTATTCGGTATACACTTCCAGGCTGTATGGCCGGTTTCGGAGGATTTCCCTTACAAGGTGGTGCTGACAGCGATAAAACCGGTATAAATTATATAAGTTGCGCTGTGGGTTCAATTGTGAAAGATGAGGACCCCTGGAATAGAACAGGTTTCCTACGAATCCGCAGTGATGCCGAGCGACAGAAACAGATTGCGCGATTTATGGAAGGAATTATACAGAAGATTCTACAAACTGAGCCGACTGTTTTACAGAGAATAGCTGTAAAACAGGAGTATAGAAGAGAGACTCTTGGAGCAGAAGCGGCAGATGGTCGTCCCCGTGATAAGATTCCTGGCGATTTTCGTCCCTTACAGGAGATTATATCCGGAATCAAAGACGCAGATAATACGGAGCCAGTTGTTCCTGAAGCAATAAACACGAAAAATCCTGCTGGACTAAGAAAACTTGCTGCTGCGTGGATTCGTGATTCGCACAGACATGCTCTGCGTACAGCACAACTTATAAGGGGAAATCCGTTTGCAGAGACTGCGTGTTGTTTTAGTAAGATAACAACACCAGGAGCCTACTGGGCCGAACAAAAAGACCAAATCCCCCTACAAAGAGTGCGCCCACCTTTTTCACCTCTCTATCGCTCTTCTCTTATTTTTGTTCATTTTAAACCGAAAGCGATGCATGAACTTATTGCGGAGGCGCCATTGAATCTTGCATTCAGAATCTTCTTGAAGATCTGTTATACTGGACCACGAAAAGGATTTGCGCATGAACTTGGATATAATGGTGTATGTGATAATTGTGGACTAAAGCTATCTAGCGCATATCTTTTCCCAGATTATAGTGTTCAAACACGCTCAAAAGCATCTGAACCAATAATTGATACAGGAGTACTTATTTCAGACTTACAGGCCCAAGGAGTCGATGTTACGCCTGAGTTCTTCCAGGATCTACTTGATACAACTCATAGAAACTATATTGTTCCAGGTACAAAATATATGAAAGTTACCCCTGCAACAGAACTTCTACAGAGACTTGGAAATCTGATGCCCCCTCCAATGGGCAAGTGGCGAGAGAATCTCGCTGATCTTATTACTAGGCTCACTAGTCTTACAAATGATGCTAGCGAAACAGAAGTAGCACTTGCATATGGCACATTCTCAGATACTGTAGGAGATTCAGAGGAGTTTGTTCGGCGGCGTTTGGGGCAAGCCGGCGCTGGAACTTTGAATAAGTGGCTATCAAAAGATAGTTTTACCCTCAAAGAAATTATAATATCATATCTGATTGTGCCATTACAGAGAGCACTCAATTCATATAATACGGAAATGTTGCGAGTATCTCCTCTCTATAATCTTGGTGGAGAACATATGGCGAGTCTTCATACAATGTTAGATGCTCATGTATCAATAAATAAGAAATATCAATCAAGTCTGAAGGAAGGAATTGCCGCAGCGAAGATTCAATATTTTCTGACACAAATACAAGGATATTTGGAGTTTGCTTCAGAACTTCAATCGGGACGAACACCTGGCGGAGCAATTGGTGTTAAATATCTGAAGTATGCTTTATTCCTGGGCCCTTTCGCCGAGCTTTTAGATCTGAATCGAGCTCCACCAGGTGCTGGAGGGGAAGTTGCTACTACAAGCCTTGTAGATAAGTCTGGAACAATACTAACAGCCTTTATAAATGGATGTATGGCACAGTTTGAGGGGGAGTCACTTTCATATTCGCCTGATGAGATTCGTCTGCGAATTGCGAAAGCAGCTGAGAAGGAGAAGATGAACTTCATCGGAGATTTAGATAAAATGGATGACGATGGTAAACAGGTAGAACTTGTTAATAAGGCTCTTGGGATAGGGCGCTGGTCGATTGGTGGATCAAAACTCATTTTTGCCTATAATGCTGATCAGTGGGAACGAGAGCGAGATGAGCGTATACGACGAGGTGAGAATGATTTGTATCCAGGACAAGACACAGCTCCTCCTGGAAATAATAATGTATTGAATCTGTTTGGTGGAGGTGGTGAAGGCGCTGATACTTTCTATGAAGCACAGGGAGGATACGATGTTCAACAAGAAGGCTCCGATGATTTTTAGATACTAACTAATTTAGAAGCTACAGTAGATGAAGATACTTCTTTATAGTGGTTTATTATATTTAGCAGGTGTAGCAATTATATTAATACTACAGCCGACACTTATGTTTACGGAAGAAGGTGTCTGGAAGGAGTTTGGTATTGGGCGAAATCCTGATAGATATACTTGGCTCCCTTTCTGGCTATTTTCCGTTGTTTGGGCTCTATTGAGTTATATTATTATATTAATTATTGCGCATGGCCTCGGTTTACCTGGCATAGAGACAGATATAGTTCCAGAGGAGCCTATAGTTCAAGCGGCACCCCCAAACCTATCATACCATAATTTCACAACAAAACCAAAGGGTAAATCAAATTCCCTCATACCAGGTTACTATATTTTGAATCGTGAAGTAACGGAGGCAACAGGGACGCCCAAATATATATATTTGGGCCCTGAACCTCCTGGAGAAATTACTTAGGAGTAGTTGTTGTTGCCTCTGTTGCCGCTGTCTTACCACATGATTGGCTCAACGATCCTCCTAGTGATTGACCATATATAGCTCCCCAAAAGATGTAGAAAGATACGGCAATACCTTTCTTCATTTCAGGTGTCAATGTTAAAGGAAGAACTATTTCAATTGGATAACGCATAATAGATATTAATTGAGAGAGACCTCCCAACAAAGCAATAAACCCTACAGTTGGTATTCCATTTATTAACACCTGTGGAGCATTTACTGAACCACACCGTATCATCTGTATAAAAACATTGAATAAGCATGTTATTGCCCACGAAAGAACCGGAAGAAGTAGAAGCATAATTAAATATACAGCATATGTGGGAAGAGAACTTCTATAAATTGTCGTTAATAGAGGAATTAGAGCAATAAAAAGAGCAGATACTGAGGAAAATGCTAACACTACAGCTGTATCAAGTGATGCATTCGTCATTTATTAACAGACCATATTAAAATAATAAATTTATTCATTATGTTAGAGGCTATAAATGGCGGATGAAATTGTAGATACAATATCAAGTATAGTTGATGCAGTTACACCGGCGCAACCAAAACCAAAAACTATAAAAATCAAAAAACCTGCGACAGCCACTAAAAAACCAGAAAAGCAAAGTCGCAAAGTGAAAGTACAGCCAAAAACAATTGAAGAATTCTATATTGCTCATGGAAAAGACCCCAAAAATTTTAGAATTACAGAGACCGGTGATCTTTTTGCTTCAGGAGTTAAGGCCGGTGAAGCAGATAGAATTTTCACACTTCCAAAATATAGAGAGCTTACTTTGACCGAAAAGGTTGCCCTAGACAGTGGTCGCAGAGAACAGCTCGCTATCCTAGAAATTGCGGTCCAAGAGGCACAGGCTAAACTTCGCGAGGTATACTTGGAATATAAGAATGGAGATGTATATGCTTCAGATATTGTAATTGCAAACCAGGAAGTTGCTGTTGCAGAGAAGGCCTTACAAAAAGTCGCCTATCCTCTAAAACAAGTTAATACAAATGATTCTCTTGAAATCAGAAAAATACTTCTTGACAGCCGTTATGAGGATCGCAAAATTCCATATTCAGTCCATATTTTTAAGCATTTTCCTTATGAACTTCAGGCAGAGGTTTCTGAAGCACCAATCGTAGAGGCCCCTCAGCAGCAGCCACAACAACCAGAACAAGCAGAGCCCCCTCCTCAGCAGCAGCCAAGAGAGATGACAACAGCTGAACGCGGCCGTCTAGGTGGAATTCTCAAAGTAAGGCGCGCGCGACCTGGCCCTCAATAATTATTGTAAGGGAAATTCTCGCAACTTGTCTTCAAACTTATCGCAACTTACTTCTTCTGCCTGAAAAGAATAGCACACCCCATTCTTATCACGGTAAACATCGTGTGATGCCGGTGTAGGATACCGCACTACTGGTTCATGCTCAGGAGGAAAGAGATAAACAACAAAAAGACCAATTACTAAACCAAGTAATAATGGTATTAATTGGATATTTTTAAGCATTTCGTTATCTATTTCTATGATATATTTTAGATAGAGCTGATATGCTGGCTGATATTGTTAAAGACCCTAAATTTCATATATTATTTAGTTTTATAATAGGATTTGGTTTAGCATCATTATTTCGCCCACTCTGTTCATCACAAGGAGGGTCTCTTCAATGTCGTGACTATAAGGCCCCCGATATGAAAGAAATGCGCGATCATATATATAAATTAGGTCCAAAATGTTATAAGTTTAATCCACAAACAATGGATTGCCCAGCGACAGGTGGTAAAATAATTGAGCCATTTCACGCGCTAGACTAGATACATATTTTCTTATTACAGTTTTCAGATGACTTCGGCTGGAACACTCTTAAGTGATTTAGATGGACGTGCTCCATCAGGAGGTAGTAATAATGATGATGATCTTGTAAGTAAGATTTTAAATGATATGAACTCAACAGGGTCAATGCAACAACCACCACAACAGGGAGGAGGTCTTCCCCCACCTCAACTCAGTAGTTATAAGCTTCAACAGCCAAATGCGAATGCTATGTATCAAACTTCAGCAGACCCAGCTGTTCCAACAGCACATATGATTGGACGCGACCATCCAAATCCAGCTGATTTTACCCAGATGATGATGCAACAGAATCAGGGTGCCCCCTATAATCAACAGTCCCAACAGCCAGTCCCTACTCCTATTGCTGCGCAGCCAAAGGGTCCTTCGTGGCAGAGCACAATCTTTAGCGAAATACGTCAGCCGATTCTGGTCGCTATTATAGTATTTATCTTAAGTCTTCCTGCTATTAATATTCTATTTAATCATTATGCGCCAGTTCTCTTAAGAAGTGGTGGCGATCTGAATAATATTGGTCTATTAGCGCGAGCTCTACTTGCAGGTGGAGTATATTGGGTATTTCAAAGAGTGATTGCTCCTCTTATGGCTTAACAAACAACCTACAAAAAGTTAACAATGGTACTTTGCTTGTGCTAACTTTTATATTTAGTGATATTAGCTATATACTATGAGAAGCACAAATACGACACGCTTGGTAGCAAAATGGGCTCTAGGTCTTTTTGGTCTTTATGCGCTATTTGGTATTGGAATGACTGGATTATTGTTTAGCATTGCTGTCGGTTTAATTGTTTTTGGATTCATGGATAGTATTGAACTTGCTACAGCAATAGTTATTATATCTGGCCTCCTATATAAATATTTTACAACACCAGCTATACCCAAATATGTATCCAAAAAATCGTCTACGGAGGGATTTACTTCAAGTAATAAGATGGATTTAATTGTAAACCGAGTGAAAACGGCTAAACAACCTGTAGGGGTCTACTCAAGTTCTTTTACAGAGGGTTTTGCTGATGCGGGGTCAGCTGTATCAGGTCAGGCACAAGGAAAACAGACAACAACTGATGTTGGCGCAACCGAGAGTACGCCTGAAGAAGCGATACCTGTTGATGAGGAGCCTGTTGAAGAGCCTACACCTAAAAAGAAGGTTATCACAGAAAAGTTTTCGGAATCATCTGGACCAGAGGGTTTATTTAAGTTAGGCGAAATCCCAACCGAGTCTAAATCAGGGCCTCATATCGACCAGGGAACAACTTTGATGACAGCTATCGGTTCCATGAAACCTGATCAAATTCAAGCTATGACAGCTGATACGCGTAAATTACTTGATACCCAGAAAAGTCTAATGAGTATGCTTCACACAATGAAGCCCATGTTAAATGATGGCAAGCAACTGATGGAGACTTTCCAACAGATGTTTGGTAAGGATGGCGCAGCATAAATTTTAGAGTCATACCTGTTAGATGCCCTCTAAGAGAGTCGCACGGTGTCCACCAGGTGTTCTATGTCTTTCTTCTGGAGTGATTTATATAATTATAGCAATTGGTATTGTCCTTACAGGGATATTTATTATGTTGGCAAGTCGGTATTATTCTCCACAGCCGGCATCAAATCTACAGGTTCAGCCTTCAAGCCTACAAGTCCAGCCTAATATTTATATATCACAAAAAGGGGGCGATGATCGTTATACACGCGCTCCTGAGCCATTAAAAATCTGGGACGGTCTCGGTATTAGTCGCGGATTTTCAACTACAAATCTACCTATAAATATTCCTACACAAGGTTATCCTGATAATTTTTCGTCATATGGAGTATTTACAACAGAAGATGGTAAAATGTTACCATTATATGGGCGGCGTTCAACAGGTAGTAGTAGTAGATTCAACTACTATACACGCACAGATACCTATAATCCAGTCCCTATCCCTTTGAGTTTCAAGAAGCGAGATTGTATGGATGATATTGGATGTGAAGAGATATTTGATAAGGATATTGTCCATGTTCGCGCAAATGGTATGCAAGGGAAAGCTACGATCTATAAGTTTGATGCTCCGAAATATATTCCATAAAGTTTTACGAGGATTATCTCTCTAACCCATCCTCTTCTAAATTTTATCGCTGTAAGCGCCTAAATTTAGAATATTCGTAGTAATAGATGTCGTCGTGCCCACCTGACGGAAATCGTGGTCTACCTATTATTATACAAGGGGCAATTAATTCAACGCAACTTAATTCTATAAAGGCACCCCCCACAATTGAATTAAAACCTTCCGCCAGAACAACCTATCCAACAATTGACAATAAATTCGTCTTTAATGAGGGATCTATGACAACTATGAGAATTGGAACTAGGACATATAATCTTATGTGGTCGCAAATAATACAAACTATTAATAAAACTTATTATACTGGTCTAGGTGTAGGAGAAGTAATTGCTGAATTTGTATTATGGTTCAGATCAGCCTCTGATAAAAGTATATATTCATTATTTGTACCTATTTTACAAGGTTCAACACTCAATAATGGAGGAAAATATATATCTGCTGCACTGAAGAAAGATACATCATATAGGGGTTCAGTTGGTGATATTTTAAATAAACGTAGTATTAATTATCAAACATGTATTGAATATTTATTAAAAGAGGGAGCACCAGATATATCAACACTACCAATTAATGTATTAGTATTTCTAGATGGTATTGTTCTTGATGTTGAAACTAAAAATAAGTTAATCCAAGCTGGTACTCTCCCCATCTTTGGAATACCTGTCTCATTATTACCGAGTGTAGATATACAAACATTAACAACCCCCTCACGAAAATTAGCAAATGGTAAATGGTCCACATTTACAGTTGATGAATCTAAAAGCCCAACAAGACAAATCTTTTCACGATTAATTAGCACTGGCGACGATTCATTTATAAAGAAGTTTGTGTATTATCCTATAACATTTATAATAACTGCGACAGAAAATGCTAAAAAAGCAAAAGTAGCTTCGGCATTTAAGTGTATACCACTTGACCCTACAAAACATGTTAAAAATATAAATGGCGCAATGATAATTGATTTAGACGATGATACTATGGAAAATGCTGGAACCTTACAAGATGAATTTAATACACAAAATGCTGATAAACCAGAGATTGTAGCCGCAGGAAATTCCGGGTCAATTGTTGCTATAGTAGTGGGGACAATTATTGGTGCATCTATGGCAGCAGGAGTCTTATATTTAGGATTTCGTATGATAACTCGTAAAACTGCCTCACAAATTACTTCATAAGAATAGTATTGTGCTAGAGTAACAATGGATATTTATATGTTAATATTTGATGTACTAGTCATCTCTGCTACAATTGTTGTTCTATATCTTTGGTGGAAATCTACACTAGATATCACTTTGGACGCAGAGCCCAAGGTTCCAACAACAACGAAGGAGGGATTCACCGGAACTCCAACAATTAAAAACATATCCATGTGTCCCCTATCATCTAAATCCTATATTGCGAAAACTGGTGATACACTCTGCTGTGATGGAAATGTAAATGGTATGGAGTGTGAAGGAAAAACAATCTGTACTTTATCTTCATTAAATTCTAAAGATTATGAAGCATGCTCAACATTTATGAAGTCATATTATGCCAAGAAGAGCAAAGAACTGTGCCCTAAGTCTCTTTATTCTTATTATGAAAATGAAGGTATTGGTTTTTGCACAAACGGAGAATTAGCAGCTACAATGGATATGCCTCTATTTCAAACACAGAGAAAATGTAAAGTAATTGGTGGTTATACAGATCCCAACTCTTGTGAAATTGAACTAGAATTAGAGAAGTTTGCCTGCCCATCTCCTAAGTGCCAGAAGACTGCGCTGTCAACTGGAGGCCAACCTGTTTTATTAACTTCGAGCTTCAAGGATGCTATGGGCATGCATCACTCTTGCTATGAAGATAAGAGTGTTTTCCGTTATTTAGCGGCAATTGGTGGCCCCGATTGGAAAGCGAGATTTTCATGGCTCAATCCTGATAGGAATATTCTTTTCTGTGGTGTAGCAAAGAAATACTTCATAGATCGAACCTTACAGAAGAGTCAAATTGATATTTAGACCTAAACCGCATTTGTAGAATTCTCGGGGCGTACATCTGCAAAAACACTGTTGGCAGCCTGTTCTCCTTCAGTGACACCTTGTAGATGTTGTTTAAAGTTTCCTACTCCAGAAGAGCCTGACCACTCAAACTCATCACTGCCGATTTCTTCATTTGGAATATATGAGAGTTCGTCATAACTATCTGAATGAACTGTGCGATCTACAGGGGCTTGATCATTTATGATATCTCCAGTAGATTCAATAACTGGTTCTAGTGGCGCATCAGAAGTATTAATAAATGCCTTCGCCTGATGTATCTTCAGATTATTTCGCTCTAGAAATATTCTGGTTATCAAGAGAAATGCTAGAATACTTACAAGAGGGCTAAAATAAATAGACCCTATAAGGGCAACTATCAGTATAAATCTTATAACAAGGTTATCTATTATATACAAAATATCATCTGGGATAGCATGCACAAACAAGAATGCTATAGCTAGTAATCCAGCAATAACCCCTTGTATAGTTTTTGAGTATACCATTCTCTAATTTGATAAAGGAAAATTGATTTTTAATCTTTCTATTATAGTATTGTTAAAAATGAATAATGGCCCTACAACACCCGTAAAGGATCTGAACCGTGTTCTAACGGCAAAAGGGTATGCTATCAAGAAATCATGGCTCACCAAAGAGCAGACAATAGAACTTCGCAAAGAACTTACAGTAAGTCCTATTACACATGCGAAAGCTGCGGCCGCAACAGCAGCATACCCTATCTATATGGAATCTAGTAGCCGATTCTATGTTCCACGAATGTGGGGTATAAGTCAATATGGTGAAGCGGAGGCTGATACAATTTCTGTAGGGGAGCCGCTACCGTCAGCTATAAAATTCAAAGGAGTTGCCTATGATTACCAAGAGAATATCATCCAGAGTTTCTTTGCGAATAAATCTGCTGGTCTCATCTGTGTTCCATGTGGAAAAGGGAAGACATTTATGGCACTTAATATTGCTGTGAGGCTCGGGAAAAGATTTCTTGTAGTTGTGGATAAGGAGTTTCTTTTGAATCAATGGAAAAAAGAGATTGAAGGATTTATTGATGGAGCACGGATCGGTATTCTTCAGGGAACAAAATGCGAGGTAGATCCAAAGAAATATGATGTTACACTCTGTATGATTCAGACACTATGTTCACGCGATTTTCCTGAAGACACTTTCAAAACATATGGATTTACTATCTTTGATGAATGTCATCATTTAGGGGCTGCCTACTTCTCCAGAACTCTCATGAAAATTCAGACAAAGGCTCTTCTCGGTCTATCTGCTACCCCTGTAAGAGATGATGGGCTCACACGAGTATTTGAATGGTTTCTAGGGGCACCTGTCTATTGGGAGAAGACACGAGAACCGGATGAAACAGTTACAGTAAGGGGTATTAGATTTACTTCAAATGATACAAGCTATAGTATAGAACCTACAGATAGTAATGGAGAGATTGTTATGGCTCGTCTCTTGACACAAGTTGTAGAATGTGCTGAGCGAAGCAACTTAATTACTGGAATTATTATTGATTTAGCGAAAGATCCTAACAGGAAGATTCTTGTCTTGAGTGAACGAATTGGACATCTAAATACTTTAGAATCACTCCTATTGGAGAGAAGAGATGGCCTAGATCTTAAAATACGATATTATGTTGGGGGTATGAAAGAAGAAAAGAGAGAGGCTGGCGCAGCGGAGGCAAATATTTTACTGGCCTCCTATTCAATGGCCTCAGAAGCGATGAATATTAAAGCGTTGAATGCAGTGATTCTGGCTTCTCCACGGAAGAAAGTAGAACAGAGCACAGGACGAATTCTGCGTCAGAGGAAGGAGGAAAGAAAAGTAAATCCACTTATTGTGGATATTATTGATCAACATGGTATGTATATTAGGCAATGGGGACTTCGTTCTCAATATTATAAACAATGTGGTTATAAGATTCAGAGGTCAGGTGGGAAGAGTCAAGATAGAAAAGAGGAGGAAGATACGGAAAAAGTGGAGAAGGCTATGAAGACTTGTTTAATTGTGGACGATTAGTGTCTTGATCGTCTTGAACTTTTAGATCGCTTGGATCTACGATTTTTTCGTGTGGACTTTCTGCGCCCACCGGTTTTTGCGCAAGCTGGATTATTGGCTCGTGCTTCGTAAGGGACCTGTGTCATAAATGGGACCTGGTCCGCTCTAGCCATACGATCACTAGGAACATTTGTATATCCAGCTGTGGGGGCATAATAGGCCATTGAATTACCGCCAGTCTGATGGGGATTAGTTGGTGAACTCGCAACATCTTCATTCAGACTATTATGAACATTTGGTACACAGGGCATCTGAGGGCGCAGACCTAGCGCAATTCCAGCATCACCTACAATTTCTGTACCAAACCCGTATGCTCCTCCATTCTGTCGCCCATTAGGGTAACGACGGCGTCGCCCCCCATTTTGTCGAAAGCCGCAGCCACCACACCCACCTCCAACTAAGGGCGCAGGAGCCGGTGATAGAGGAGCAAGAGCAGTATTATTAGCAGAACTAGCCATAAATATTTCAGGCATATTCAGCGATAATCTTCCATTATTGCGTCTTGTTCTCCGCTTACCGCCACTCATACCGGGAATACCTCCTACCCCAGGATTAACAGTAGGGCGATCAACAGCCCCACAGTCATTTACCTGAGTAACAGTATTAGATGAAAAGCCGCCTACCTCTTGACTCAGAGGTCCAGTGAATGTATAACTCGCTCCCCCATACATGCGTCTATTACGCGCACATCCGCGCCGTCTAGATTTGCGATTTCTTTCAGAGTTATCCATTACTCTATCTACTGTTGGGTTAAGAAATAATTACTAATATTATCTAGATAATTATGAATGAGGAATGTGTTATTTGTCAAGAATTACTACAAACTAGAGATACAATAATAACTTTAGGGGAATGCCGTCATACTTTCCATAATCTCTGTCTACAAAGTTGGGCTATTATGAAGAATACATGCCCATTATGTAGAGCTCCTTTTACAGAAGGCACCGATCTGAAAAGAGCCCTTCCTACACTTATGGCGATGGCATTATGGTTTCCAATTGAAGACCAAATACAGAGAATAAGTCTCGGTTTTGCATTTATCAAACATATTTTATGTTATTTCAACACAAGCGAAGATTTTATCCGCTATAGGGAAATTATTGTAGCTTTTAGCGAAAAATTCATAATAACAAATTACAAGATACCGCTATTATCGTATAACTCTCGTAATGATTTACATAACCAATTAATACATTTGAAAAGAAGATTTAATACTCTTATAGGGGATGAGAATATGTCTCTTGATAAGCATATTTTTGTTAGGACATGGAAGGAACAATTATTACAAGATCCTAGAGGTCGAGCTCTTTTCCTTGAAAAGCGGTTAGCGGTGTAGAGGCCGATGAACTGTCTACAATCTCTATGATTTCATATTTCTTAAAAGTGGGGGCCCACTGTACATGGACTTTGCATGAACTTTTATCACCTAGCGCAGAGCGCATAGCAATACTCACTGTTAATTTCCTTACTGATGCTGGGCCAATAAGTGCTCGGCCATTGGCATATAAGATATAACTATCAGGTAGATTTGTAATAGTATCTTTCTCTGCGCTCGCAATAAGAGTTGTTGATTGGGATTGGACTTGGACTTGTGGTTGGACTTGGACTTGTGGTTGGACTTGGACTTGTGGTTGGACTTTCACTTGTACTTGAGGTTGTTGTTGCCAAAGAAATCGTCTTGTATGTGGCCTATCTGGAGTAAACTCCCACATATGTGCTCCTGAATAATCTCCTCGTTTTAGCCACTGCTCAACAGTTTCAAACTTTACAACCTTCATTTCAAATCCAAGAATATTTGGATCAGGTCTCAATATATCTTTATTAATATTCTTAATAAGAGCCCATCGTTCAGTAAAAGTATTCTCATTCCAAACATTTTTATTATTATGCCAGATAACATCTTCAATAATCATTTGCTGTTCATTCTTATATAAGGAGACTGATAAAACAATAGATCCACTTCTCTCAAGATTTCTACGATTTATTGCTAACTTTACTAAATATCCTCTACCATTTCGCTGATCCCAGTAAACAACAGGCGAATCATTTCGAAGAATTAGAAAACCAGAAAATGCTATACTAGGTCTCTGCGAAACAAATAATTTCCCAGATTGTAGTTCACTATTTTCAAGAGATCGTATGGGTTGACTCACTTTCATATCTAGGATATTTCGTCCTTCCAAGAAAAAATGAATTTCTTCTTGGAGCGACGAGGGGACATTTCTCAAATTAACCTCCTTAGAGCCGGCTACTGTACTTGACCTAATAGATGTAGACTGTTGCTGCATCTTTCTTCTATATTATTAATGTATTCTAAATTTAAGCCCTCTAAAATGCTGAATATGATTGATCATCAAATGTATCATTAGCTACAACTTCATCAGCAACATATCCTCCATTCTGTGAAAACTCTGGTGAAAACACACGAGCCGAATTTTGTGTATTTTGGACATTTTTGCTAGCAATTCCACTTTCAGTTGCAATATCTGTTATTGAATTCTGTCCAGCTGGACCGAAACTTCTTTCAGGATATCGCATAGAATCTTGGATAGGGTGATTACCTTCTCTCTGGTCATATGGGTCATTTGGGGCTTCTGGTTCAGCTATTACTGCTGCCATACTCTCTTTTAAAACTACATTTGGTGAAGATGGACCACCTGAACTCACAACTCTTTCAGGAGGAGCAGGTGTATTATAGAAATTGCTGGGGCGCATTTGAAATCCTTCAAATAAATACCGATATGCTAAAAAAAATAATATGGCTGTGATTAAAACTGCTAAAATCTTGGTAACCATCTGTAGCTTATTAAAGAAAAAATATAATGATAACTTACGAATTAATTATATGGGTCTAAAAACAGAAATAATTATATTAATATAGATTATAAATGAGCTCTACAAGTGTTGCCTCTGCCGTTGATAAGAATCACGAACTGAAATCACTCCAAGAGGGTGTAAAGTTGTCGCAGCGAGAGATAGTGGAACGTGTGAAAGATGAGATAAACAACTCTGTGGAGGAGCTTGCTGCTGGTAAAAAGGTTGTTGAGGTGGTGAATGTTGGTTGCTTCTTATACTTGGCGAAGCTTTTCTGCTCTTGGGCGGTAAAGACGGTTGCTGAGGAGGTTGATCTTTCTGGTTCTGTTGTTGCTTCTGCTGTGGCTGTGGCGGAGGCAGTGGTAACAGGGGCGGATCTTTCTGGTAATTGTTGCGATGTCTTAGAGGCAGCTCTTGAGAAGGAGTTTTCTCGTGGCCTTGATATTTCAATTTCGGATGTAACACCTGAGACTGTGATTGCTTCTGTTGCTTCCATTCCTGCTTCCGTTCCTGCTTCCGTTCCTGAGGCGGTTGCTTCCTCTGTTGCGGAGGCTGTTGTTTCCGTTCCTGCCTCTGTTTTATATTTGACCCCTGTAAGTATTCAGAACAAGTCTTCCCGTCAGAGGAGAGAATAGATACTAATGTAGCCCTATCTGGAAACTGATCCATATTTGGATTCCAAATAACCGAAGACCGTTTTGTAATTTTGAACGGATTTAAACATACAGTCCAAAAATCCGAATATGGGATATAATTAATAATCTCTACTAGCTCATAGTTATCCCATTTATCAATAATCTTATAGGAAACAATGTCATCTTCGCGGTATTCTAAATAATATATACCATTTGTATAAATATTCCTATTTTCAGTTGTTAGAGTAATTTCTCTTATTTCCATACCCCTACTTATAAAAGTTGAAGAACATTTAAGCGTTAAATGCCCTTCAGTAATTAGGATGTCAACAAAAGATATTCAGGTTTTATGTCTATCGCAGAAGGGCGAAGTCAAACAAACAAAGATCTCGACCAAACAAGAAATTACCACTGATTCTATCAAGAAGCTCCTTAAATCTAAACAAGATATTGATTTATTCGCCACATATCAGTTTGGTAATTTATTCTTATTCTTATTTGGAGCAGTAGACGGTAAAACTGGCACAGAAAATCAGCATGAACTTCCTCCACCCCATGATTCTATTCTAATATTTGGCGATATTCTTCTTATAGCATCTACTGATAAATCCTGGAAAAATCCAACCCATTTTACAATCGCCCAATATGAAAAATTCTATCAGGCAATGTTCGAGGGTGATGATGAGAATGCTTCGCAAGAGGGCGCAGACGAGGAAGAGGAAGTTGCTATAGATGAAGAAGCAGAGGAAGAGGTAGAGGAAGAAGAGGAAGAAGAAGATGAAGAAGACGAAGATGGAGACGCAGAGGCAGAGGCAGAAGTCGAGGAAGATGGAGAGGCAGTACCTACTCCTACAACAGCTCCAGTAAAAGCGAAGGCTGCTAAAAAGAAGGCGTCTACATCTGTAGCTGCCAACTCATTTCTAAACACTGGGCGAGGCAAACAACAAATTCTAATGCAGACTCCTGGATTTAAGGAACTAACTATCGATTCTACTGCAGATAGTAAAAGAAAAAATCGACGAATGGTAATTAATGCAATTAATAAACTAATTAACCATCCCTTTGTAAAATCTGAAGAGCTGGAAAAAGCACTCTATAAGGCTTCATTCCAAGAGGCAGATAGTCTGCATGTTGTCCCTCATTGGGATAATCCTTTATTTATTAGTATATATTCAACTTTAGCGCGAAGAGTTATTTCAAACTTGTGCGATACATCTTATATTGGCAATATTCGATTAATCCAACGACTAAAAGATGGCGAGTTTACCTTAGACGAACTTGCTCAGAAAAATTCCTACGAATTATATCCAGAATTCTGGAAAGAACTATCTGATCGTAGAATTATGAGAGAGCAGAAAGCCCTTGAAGGAAATCGTGGAATGGCAACAGACATCTTCAAGTGCCATGGATGTGGAAAGAGAGAGTGTACATATTATGAAATGCAGACACGCTCAGCAGATGAGCCTATGACTATCTTTATCACTTGCTTAAACTGCGGAAAACGGTGGAAGCAATAAACTGCGGAAATCAAAAAAAAATCAATTATTTATAATGGTTATATGAGATCAGTTCCAGCACCTAAACCTCCTACGGTAGAAGAATTAGTTGATGTATTTCCTGTTAATACTGTAAACCAATGGCCAATTATTAAAGACATATGGAGTTTTTTTTCTAGAAATGCTGGTAATATTAATATTTTATCTGTGCTTGGAACAAATGATGTTATTACAGATTTAAAACTTGCTGAGAAGGTTGGGGCAAAACTTACTGTATGCGTTCCTGATACAGAATCTGTTAATTTTTGGGGAGATATTAAGACTGTATTAAAAGAGAGGAGCAAGTCATCTATTCTAAATAAAAATGAGATTTTTCCTTCTGTTGCTAAATGTTGGATTCTTGAAAATCGAATTACAGTTGTAAATGGAGTTCCATGTGTCTATAATGGTTCTGCAGATTTTACTTTAACAACAGACTTATCGGGTAATATAGACTTATCGAGTAATATAGACTTATCGGGTAATATAGACTTATCGGGTAATATAGACTTATCAGGTAATACACAAACAATTACTACAATAACAACTATTCCACTAATAGCAATAAATTCCCTCACAAGTGATGGATATTTTGATATTATAAAGATAGATGCTCCTGATCAAGAGCGTTTTATTTTATCTAATATAATTGATGCTGGAATCCGCCCTGCTATTGTTCTTGTGCGCTGGAGCAAAAATCCTGATAAGGATCATATCACACGCGCAGCTGTTGCTAGTTTTCAAAATCATGGATATGTTCTTTTATCAAAAATAGATAATAAATATTTATATCACTACAATGATAAGGCGTTTTATAATCTCTGTTCTTGGAACACACCCTCTTTAAAGAACCCTATGATTGAAAAAGTAGTTTCTCTTACAAGAGATATAATTGGCAGAAATGTTGCGGCTGCCTCTACTACTACACTAACTTCAGAGACACTCCCAGATACTTCTGAATAGATGAAATCTCTTTCCCTGTGGGAACTCGACGCCCTGCTTCCAATTCACGGAAACTATTTCGTGGTAGTCCGCACACCTGGTCGGCTTTCTCTTGAATAAGACCGCGAGCAAGTCGCATCTGAATTAGAAGTTTCTTTGATTCAGGATCAAGCTTTTTTTGAATAATTACTTCATTGTTGTCAATCTTTCTTTCAACAGCAGCCAATCGTTGTGCTTCATTATTTGGCTGTCTCTCCTTAATTGTATTTTTATTTCCACGAGTCTTATTAAAAGTAACAGTAGTCCAGTCTTGACCATCCATTTTATATAAATTACTACTTATTTTATAGTAATTTATATAACTTCAATTTTTAGGTCGTGATGATACACTAAATAGGGATTTAATCGTATTCATGCGTCTTTTCCAAGTTTCTTTTTTAAGTCTAATTAATTCTTGCTGTTTTTTCCAAAGAGCAATTTCGCTTTGTATTTTTTCATTAATATCGTTCTTGTTGTAAAGAGTTGCGAGCCACATATTATTTTTATAGACATGACTCGCAGGTAATCGACAAATATTTTCACAATCCTCATAGTATAGTTTAGAGGAATACTCTCGTACAGTAAAGGCAATATTATGAATTTTGCAATATGTTTTTAACATCTCACAGTATTTATCCAATTCTATATTAGAGTTTACTGACAGAAGGGACATATCTTTAACAACAAGTGTAATTCGCAACCCATACTGCAAATCCCCTTTCTTGGTATGAACTGGATTATTAAACATTTTTTTCACCTCTAAATTAGCACGTAGGTAAGGGTTTCAATTTTTGGGTCTAAATAATAATAGTCTTAGATGTTTAATGAGCCAACAAGACCCCATAAATAATTATATTATTGTAAGGAGAAAGGGAGGGCTAGGAAACCAAATTTTTATTGTTGCAGCTACTTATGTCATTCAACAACATAAATCACACAAAATTAATATATTATTAGCTCCCACTACAGAGCGCGATAATACTCATCTTATAAGTAAACATGACTATTATAATACTCTTTTCTCTCATTTTCCTAACACATATCAGATAGATATTCCCCAAGAATTTTTAGGAGAAACGCATCACTTTATGTATCTAGCACAGCTTAAACAGATTCCATATGAATCTCCTCAAGAAAAATCGTATTCTCCTTGGAATCCTTCACCTATTTGCACTCCATGTGTTCTAGAAGGTTATTTTCAGTTTTATCCAGTTATAAAACCCTATATAGGGGATATCTGTAGGTTTTTAAAGAAAGGCCTCACAGGTATTAGGGAAAACTTTCTACAGAAGTATCCTGTTCTTTCTAAAGGGGCGGCTTTCCTACATGTTCGTCGCGGTGATTATGTAGAAAAATATAGTGGTCATTTTTATACAGATCATAATTCATACTATGAAGCAGCTTTAGACCAATTACAGTTAAGCTCTAGCACTCTATTATTAATATTCTCTGATGACATAGAGTATTGTAAAAGCGTTGAACTTTTCAAAAATAGAAATGCAATATTTATAGATGAGCCTGATGAAATTGTTTCTTTAGCATTGATGTCGCTTTGTGAAAAGGGAGCAATATGTGCTAATAGCACATTTAGTTATTGGGGTGCCATGTTAGGCACACATCAAGCTGGAAATAAAGTTATTGTTCCTAAGAACTGGTCTAAGGACCCCCCTGTATGTTTATTTCCAGATAGCTGGTTAATACTTTAGAATAATCATATAATGTATTAACAGCAGTAGGCCTCGGCATGACTAAACCAGTATCTCCAATACTATTCCCGCCACGAACATCAGTTCACCCTGGCGACGATTTCTACACACATATAAATGGAAACTGGATTCGCCAGGCACGCATGCCTTCATTCATATCCTCATATAGTGTAAGTGAAGAGATAGAAGACGATATAGCAGATGATCTGCATAGAGAGATCCGAAAAAGTATGAATATGGTAAAAGCTAATGAGCCCCTATCAAGTGAGCGAGAAATTATCGGAATTTTAGCTTTATCTTGTATCCAGACATCCTATCAGAAAAATAGCTTGACCCTATTAAAGTCATTGGTTAATAAACTTAATTGTATTCGTGATATTAATGATGTGGCTTCTACTTTGGGGGATTATACTCGCTACAGAATAAATACAGTTATTTCTATTTTTGCTGGGCCAGAATCAACCAATAGTAATATAATTCGTACATCTATTGGGGCTGGTTCAATAGGGCTCCCAGATGTGTCATACTATAGGGCCTCTGCTCCAGGGAAAATGCGAACCTTACTAGCCTATATTAAACTTCTAAGGACACTTGGAAAAGACTTTGATGTTCCAAATCTAGAGTTATTATCTAGTTTTGAATCATCTTGTGTGGAGCCATTAATTAAAGCTGCAGGAGATGACGAGTTATTAATGACTGGCTCCGAAATTTCCTCTAAATATAACACTGTTCCATGGGATATCTTCTGGCAGGCATCTCTTGATCTAACACCGCATGAAGTAAAACAGAAAAAGTTTCTTGTATTATCAAAATCATGGTTAGCCTATATTAATAAATTGTTTAAGACAATGACAATAGACCAATGGAAAGTATGGTTTGCAGGAAATCTTATCCTACATATGTTACCAATCCTTCCTCCCCCATATGATGATATGTATTTTGACCTACTTGGTAAAAGGCTTCGTGGGCAAAGTGAGAAGATGCCTCAAAAACAGCTCGCATTATTTCTCTGCCAACAGTGGCTATCAGTGCCTTTAGGAAAGATTTATGAAGACTGTTGCTTAGATAGAAATATTCTTAGAGAAGCGAAGAAACTTGCGCATTCTATACAGGATGCGGCAATCAATAGGATCCAGCAAGTAGATTGGCTAGACCCTAAAACCCGCAAGAAAGCAGTAACAAAAGTGAAGAAGGTTTATTTTGGAATAGGTATTCCTGAAAAATGGCCAAAAGGATTCGAGGGAGGAGGTCTTGTAAAGGATAATCTTCTTCAGAATATTCTGAAGTTGGGAGAAATGCGAACCCTGAGAGATATTGAACTCACTAAACATAGCTTAGATGTTAAATCCTGGGACGATCCAGTCTTTGCAGTTAATGCTTATTATTATAACGAGGGTAATCGACTACTTATACCAGCAGGAATATTGCGAAAACCCTTTTTTGATTTAGAGAAGAGTGATGGAGCTCGGCTTGGAGGATTGGGAGCTGTTATGGGGCATGAGTTAACTCATGCATTTGATGTTGAGGGTAAAGATTATGATGAGAATGGAAATGCAATATCATGGTGGCTACCCAGTGATAATAGAGCATATAACACTAAAAGTAAAGCGCTCATCGAGTTATTCAATTCATCAAAGTTAAAAGGGCATAGTGTAAATGGCTCACTAACACTGAGTGAAAATATTGCAGACCTAGGAGGACTCGCTATAGCACTTGAGGCTCTTAATAATATCCTTACAAGGAAGCGAGTTGGTTTAGCAGAGAAAAAGAGACAGTATAGAGAATTTTTCATTTCTTATGCTGTTTCTTGGCGTATAAAAGAGAAAAAGGCAGCAAGTCTACAGGGCCTTATATTGGATAGGCATGCGCCTGCTCTACTTCGTGTAAATCTTGTAGTATCGCAGTTTCAAGAGTGGTATGATGTATTTGAAGTTACAGATGCCAATAAATTATATATACCTCCTGAAAATCGTATCCAGATTTTCTAGAGAATCATAAGATCATTTAAGCGCCAATATTCAAAAGAGCCATTTGGCATGGGGCGCTTTAGAATAAAGGGGAGGCGCCGCTGTTCGAGTTCTAGCTTAGCAATATCGCGTACATCTACAATATGTTCAGGAATCTGAATAAATGGGCGAGCACCTTGACTAAGCTGCGTGGCACGAAACCCTAAAATTTTTGTGCGCTCAAATGTTGTTAGGAATGGAAGACTTTTGTGTGTATTTTTTGCCTCCCCTGTAGAAAGTTTCGGAATTACTTCCTCCACATATTCTAAAATTGTTTCAGGATGATGCGAATATAAATATGCGAGGGCTGGGTCTGGTACATTATTCGTAGCTTCTACTTCATTTGTCCCTTCTACATCATTGAATTCCTCTAGAATATCAGCAACATTCTCGGTATCGAGGCCACCGCTTTCAATAATATCCCCTGTATCCATATTTTATTCTATCTATCTGTAAGGTTAGGTAAACGTTCAAATTTTCGCATCATCCGCTACCTAAAAAATTAGATACTATTTTAATAGAGAGAGTAATAAGATGGATTCTCAAATTTCTAATTCTAGCACCGGTCATGAGACTCAGACCTATCTTGTAAAAGATTATGAGTCTTTTGATGATATGCCAATCCCTGAGAATTTACTTCGCGGTATCTACACTTATGGTTTCGAGAAGCCGTCTGCAATCCAGAAGAAAGCTATTGTTCCAATTATTGAAGGGCGCGATATTCTCGCACAGGCTCAGTCAGGCACAGGAAAAACAGGCACATTCTGTGTAGGGTCTATTGCTCGTATTGATCCTACAATCAAGGATACCCAAGTGCTGGTTCTAGTACCCACTCGCGAATTATCACAGCAGATTCAGAAGGTTGCAAATACTATTGGTCAGTATCTTCCTATTAAGGCATATTCTGCTACAGGTGGCACCCCTCTTCGTGATGATATTAATGCGATTGAGAAGGGTGCGCAGTTTGTAGTAGGAACTCCAGGCCGTATTTTTGACTTATTGCGCCGTAATGTGATTCGCCGCTCTACAATTCGTATCCTTATTATGGACGAAGCCGATCAGATGTTAGAGGACCGATTCAAGGAACAGGTTATGTGTATTCTTCAGCTCGGTTTCCCAGAGAAGACAAAGGTCGCGCTCTTCTCCGCAACAGTCCCTGAAGATCTCATCGAGGTCGCGAATAATATTCTCCAGAATCCTGTGAAAATTCTGATCCCCCCAGAGCAAGTAACACTTGATGGTATTAAACAGTATTATGTATATGTTGAGAATGAAGAGTGGAAGTATGATGCTCTGATTGATCTTTATCAACAGCTAACAATCAATCAAGCTATTATTTATTGTAATAAGAGACAAAAGGCGGAGTGGCTCTCTGAAAAGATGACTGCTAATGGATTCACCTTAAACTATATTCATGGTGAAATGGATGTATCTGAACGAAAAAAGAGAATGGACGATTTTCGTTCAGGAAATGCGCGTGTTCTTATTTCCACGGATCTTCTCGCTCGTGGAATTGATGTGCAGCAGGTTTCACTTGTTATTAACTTTGAACTCCCTCCTCAGCGCGAAAACTATATTCATCGTATTGGGCGCAGTGGCCGATTTGGGCGCAAGGGTGCCGCTATTAATTTAATTAGCAAGGATGAGACAAATTCCCTAAAAGATATTGAAAAATTCTACTCAACACAGATTAATGAGCTACCAGCTGATCTAAACAGTATTAGTGTTTAGAGAGCGAACATCATAGCGGCAGTTAGGGCAGCGAACATTTGATTGAAACCAAACATCAATACATGAGCGGTGAAACAGATGGCCGCAGCCAGTAATTTTACGCACAGTTGCTCCAGTTAGCATTGTGTCGCGGCAAACTGCACACTCCTGTTCACTATCCACTGTAAGGGTCTCAACAGTAGTATTCTGTGAAAGTTGTGTAGTAGTAAGAGGAACTGGCACTGGATCCATAAAAGAACCAGTCTGAGGAAGTGTAGTTGTATAATATAGAATAGGAGCCAAAGCAGGCTGTTGTGAGTTAGGATTTTGAATCAGTCGCTGGATAGTATTTGTCAGGAGAGTTTCTAGAATTTCGGAATCTGATAGAGGAGTATCCTCATTATATTCAGGAATTGTAACTGGTGGTGGCCGACCGATACGACTCTGTAGAGGAGGAGGGGCCGCAGTAGGAGGAGGAGAGTGAGCACGACGACGCCTTACAGGTGTGTATGGGGAAGAGTGAAAGGATGGAGGGTGCGCTTGTTGATATAGGCGCTGTTGATTAGAGAACACATCAAACCGGTTACGCATCTGGTCCTGGACATACATCAATACATCACCAATATTCTGAAATCGGTTAGGGTCATATAGAAAGGCAGGAAAATGGATATGTAAATCATTGATTAGAGCGTTGCCATAAATATTTTGCTGTTGTGTCTGTTGCTGCATTTTGTCTTATAAGTAACCTTATCAAAGCAATAAAAAATATTCAATTTTTATTTTTTGCCTTATAACATTATAGTTCAATAAGTTGAACTTTTAACATAAGTCCATACATAATTTTGTTCCTTTTTAATACAGGGCGCCTTGCATTTATAAAGAGCAGCATGCTTCTCAAAAGATTTATTCACAATTCCGCGGAGCACCTCCAGATTATCCCACATTGATATGATAAATGTATCAACTTGTTCAACATTATTCTTAGCAATATTTTCTTCCTTATATGTATGAATTCCTGTTCGCAGAATATCATTCCCAATTGTTACGAGGGTCATTAGAATCTGGTGAATATTATCCTTCTTCTCTCGGAGTTTTTCGCGATATTGAAGTCGCTGCTTCCATGTTTCCTCGTCTATTTCTTTGCGAAGATACTTAATATCAATATCTAGATTAGTATCCTCATTATTATCATCCATATAACCATAGCGAATCACATCATTTACATGATTTAACATCTGTACAACAGTCATAAAACCAGATCTTACATGAGTATTATAGATGATGTCAGAACATACAACTTTAGTAATTATTTGGTCTGGCCTATCTTTCATTTTTTTAATATACAATCCAATCTTTAACAGATGTCTAGGGTCAATAGTGTCTCTAATACCTGCACCCATACAGGGATTGTCGTCTGGATCGCGTGGGACAGCTCCCTTAGTCTGGCGCAGATATTCATAGTAGTGTGGATTATGAACCTTTACATTCGTGAGTTTTTTGCCGGTTTTCCAGTCAAATGTTGTTTGGCACTTTGTACACCACATCTGGTCACAGCCAATTTCCTTATAAATTTCTGCTGCGCACTCGGGGCAATTTCTACAGTCTTTCTTTTTGAGCTTTACAGACTCAATATTTTCTGGTTTACAGGTGTGGGCCGCTTCTCGGTCAGCACCTTTGATTTCATGGCAATCAGGGCAGACCCAAATAGAGCATAGGCCACACTTATATTGTGTACTCAGGAATCCGCGACAATCATCTGCAGGACATGCCTTATGAAATTCACGAAGTTCTGCCTGTTTCTTAATTCCGTTTTTATTTACACCATCTGGCTCAATTCCATTTTTCAAAAGTCCTATATGGCTGATTTTTCTATCTAGAATATCTTGCTTTTTAGCAAGTTCAAGTTGTAGGGTTTCGACTTCATCCTGTAGGGGTGTAATCTCCTCAGCCATCTTCTCACCGCGAATAATCCGCTCTAGAATAACCATTCGCTGAGGAAGCATAGACCGTTCCCGAGCCATAAGAATATCCTCACGATGTTTTTTGTATGTTTCAGTCATGAATACATTTGTAAAATAACCGGCCATAAATTCACGATTCCAGGATTTCTTACAGTTCAAGCAGTGAGCATCTTGAACGGAACCCAATAGATATGTTTCCTGGCACTCAACACAGGCACGATAATTACAGAAGATACACTCAACAGGCTTTTTACGTGGTTTCTTCTGGAAATTGTCGGTGCAAACACCGCATGTTTCATCTTTCTCAATAGTGAGCGCAACCTTTGGTAGCTTTACAATACGATTTTTTGCTTTTGGGGGAGGAATCGGTAAAATTGAAGCCATTTTATTCTTGCTTCTTTAGGTAGAAAGTGGCATCTTCAATTTTTAGCGAGTCTAAGAAGTATTTATTTCATATATAATATGGAATCATCACAACAGCAACCCCAACAACAGCAGAAGAAGAACAAGGGTGTAATTGGTATTGCAAATGTTGGCAATACCTGCTACGCAAACTCTGCGATTCAGCTCCTTCGTCATTGTTCAGAATGGTCATCTTTCTGTCTCCAAGGTCTCGCCGAGAAGGAAATTACAGATCTATCAGGCAATTCAGCAAAAGTTCTCCTCGGATATCTAGACCTTTTGAAACCACTCTGGTCTGGCTCTCATCCTGCACATATTCAGCCAGGTGGATTTTGGCAGATGATGACAGAAGTTCTAAAAGGAACAATTTATGAAGAATTTCTTCACAGGATTCCACATGATGCTCATGAATTTCTAACTTGGCTTCTAGACCAGCAATTTATGGCTACACAGAAAGAACGAACCTTTGTTATTACAAGTGCTGATGGTACAATGGCACATGAGGCTGTTAGCGCATGGGTACAGAGTTTTAAAAAAGCATATTCGCCCCTTACAGACCTGTGTTTTGGACTGATGCGAGTTACTACCTGCTGTGAGACTTGTGGTCATAAGTCAAATAGTTGGGAAACTTTCAACATGTTGAAGGTACAGCCTGCACGCGAGGGTGAGAATACTATTGAGGCAATGTTAAAACGCGAACTGGAGCCAGAGCGAATTGATGAATATGCCTGTGATAAGTGCGCACCGAAGAGAGGGCCAGCTACACGAACCCCAATGATTTGGCGCCTGCCGCGTAATCTGTTCGTTGTGTTGAAGCGATTTAATCCAAACGGAAGCAAGAATCAGGCTACTGTGTCGTATAGCGGCGAGCAACAGTCATTTGAGTATGTGTTTGCGCTTGAATCACCAGAAGTCAGCAAGAATTATAAATATAATCTATATGGCACAGTTGACCATCATGGACATCATATGGGGGGGCATTATACATGCCAAGCTAAGAGCCCTCTCAATAAGGATGATGGAAGCGGCTGGTGGCTTTATGATGATGAAACAGTATATAAGTTGGAGCAGGGACCGAAGTTCGGTTCTTCAACATATATATTAGGATTTCAGATTACTAGTAATTAGTTAGTTAGCGGCGATTCTTTCGCGACTTACGAGACTTTCGTCTTCCACCAGCCTGTGTATTATTTTTGGTATTATTTTTGGTATTATTTTTGGAGTTATTTGTGGAAGTATTTCCAGAATTATTTGCTGCATTCGCAGCATTCGCAGCATTCGCAGCATTCGCAGCATTCGCAGCGTTGACAGCATTCACAGCATTTACAACCTTATTTGCCGCATTGACCGCCTGATTTGTTACTGCTAAAGGCACCTTATTACCGTTATTAACCGCATTAACAACAGCCTCTTGCGCAACATTGGCAGCCTGTACATTAGCATTGGCCGCCGCAACAACTGCATTCACAGCTTTTACATTAGTTGTATTTGTGGCAACAGGTGTAGATGATGCTGCCCCCATACTATTTGGAGCTCGATAATTTGTGCCAGAGGCCGAAGATGTTGAAAACCAACTCCCCATTACTATATATTACTTTAGAAATATAGTCTCAATTCTACCAACTATACCACTATTACCACAGACACGATAATGGACATGAGGATCAAGATGTCCCTTCATCGGAACAACATATGCCTGTGGTTTACGCACACTAAGAGTTGCGACACCATGAGAATCTGCCGTTGTAACACCAGCATTTTCATAATCTAGATATGCTTTGCTCCAATCATTGATCTGTTTTAAATGATCAGACGCAGGCTCTGCGGCCCAGTACAGAACCTTCGCATGAGGACTCACCTTGACAGAAATATCATATGTTGCCCCAGGTGGAGCACGATTATGTAGGAGAGAGCAAGGCATTACCGCCTCCCCAAGGAAAGGAAGATATGTGTCGCGATAAAACATAATTGATATTGCAGCTAAACCATAAATAATATATAGAGCTCTTGAGCTTATTGTGTTCTTTCCTAATAGTCTCTCTATAAGGTTCACTTTGAAAATACCGGTGATGCCATAGTTTAATCCACCAACTACAAGGAGAATTATTGCAATCATATGAGCTTTTTTGCTAAGATAGTCCGTATAGTCCATTCTAATAAAAGAGCAGATAATACCATCAAATATAATTATTATTTAGTCTAACTATTTATTTTTTGTATAATTCTGTGAGGATATCCACTAGTCTTCAAAACATCTATTTCCCTGTATTTACCATTAGATAAATATAAATCAACATAATTATTAATCCAACTTAAATTTGTATCATCAATAATAACTATTCCGCCATTTTTTACAAGAATGTCAGCATTCTTCATATCATTAGAAATACAATATTCGGAATGACCGCCATCTACATGAACTACATCATATAGGGACAAATATGGTTGATTTGCTTCAATCCATTTAGGCATAGTTAAAGTTGAATCACCCTCTATATATTCAAAATTGATATATTCAAACTGTGACTTAATATATTCTACACAAGGCCTTGTATAAGGATGATGACCAATATCAAAAATTGTAAAATCTAAAGAGGTTGTATCTCTGCCTAATAGCATTAACATAGAAGAATGCCCTGCGTTGAATCCTATTTCACATATTCTTGTTAATGCTTGCTTTCCACACCAAAAAAGATTTAATTGTTTAGTATATAATTCAGAATAGAGATCTAGTGAAGAATGGACATAAAAAGAATTTCCTTCTAATGAAGCTTTTGAATCAACAATAATTTCTTTTATATCGTCTAGCATTTGCTGTTTTTTAGAAGCACACTTCTCATATTCAGCTTGATTTTCTAATTCATTAATCTTAAGAATATAGTCCATTCTATTTATATTATATAACATCTTTAGACTTCTGAACATTTCAAATTAGCAATTTAGCTTCTTCTCATTTTAAAAATATTTGTTGGTTTAAGTTATATGAACAAAAAGATATTAGCGGGATAACAGCCTAAAAATAAAGCCTATTTCATATATTATGACTGCCACACAACATCGCATTTTTCTTCTTAATGGCTGGTCTAAATCGGGTAAAGATACATGCGCAGATTATCTTGTAGAGGTTCATCAGTTTCGTAAATTCTCATTTGCTGAGGCCGCCAAAATTCAAGTCTCAAAAGAGTATAATTTTCCTTACGAACTTACTCAAACACAAGAAGGGAAAGATACATTTTTACCTGAACATAATAAGACTGTTCGCCAACTTGTTATAGAGTATGCTAACGCAATGCGTGCCAAAACTCCTGATGTTTGGGCCAAAATTATTGCAAAAGAGATACAAGCCCAAAAAGATTCCGCTATAACACCTATTAATTTTGTTATATCTGATTGGCGACTTCTAGACGAACTCTTAAGTTTACAGAGAGAGCTCTACAATCAAAATATTACAATTATTCCAATAAATATTGTGAGGCCTTCACAGCTTATTAGCCCGGTCCCTGATACAACTGAATATTCTCTATTAGGGTTTCCATTTAAATACACAATAACAAATCCAGGCACATCTGAATATTTTTACAGAATTCAAATTATGAAAATATTATGTGAGTTTCTTAGAAATGAGTTGCCGCCTCCTACGAATACAGTGTCATACTACGCCTGATAAGCCGACAAATCCTACCCTTGCAAGGGATAATGATGCCAAACTTCAAAATATGCTTGCTGAGAGAGCCAAGCAAGATGCTTTATTATTTGGAAATAATGAAGTAAAGATCTCTAAAAATTTAGCTGAGAAAAAATAATGCCAAAATCTACTAATTTTTATAAATTTACATGTACATTCCCTGTGGCGGCTTATGCATATCTTCGCGTTTCTTAAGAAAGAGTTTTACATGCTCTTTCTTGAGAACAAATGGTAGTTTAAAATCTGGAATATGGAAAGGCAACTCCTTTGTATTAAACATGCGCAACATATTAATCTTCTGTGTAATCTGCGACAAGCATCGTTTGAGTTCACGCACACCAGATTCATCATTAGCATAATCTTCAATAATCATATCGAGCACATCCTTTGTAAGCGCAACCTTCTCTCCGAGATTCACCTCAGAAAGAGCTTCAGGCCAGAGGAAATTCTCCGCGATTGCGATCTTTTCAGGCTTCTTATAACCTTCTAGCTCAACAACCACGAAACGATCTAATAGAACCTTATCTAGTTTATTAATATCATTCGCACTAAATACAAACATCACCTTAGAGAGATCTACTGGAATTCCAGCCAGATACTTATCCTCAAATCCATCATTCTGAACAGGATCGGTTAAGTGGATTAGTAGATGTTGAACCTCCTCGCCTTTCGGTGTATTAGAAATCTTATCAACCTCATCAAACATAAGAACTGTTGAGAGCGACTTGGCTGAGATAAGACTATTCACAATTTTTCCTGTATGACTACTCTCATATACAAGCTGATGTCCAGTATAGGTACTTGCATCTGAATCTCCACCTAGACTAATGAACTGAAATGGCCAATTGAGTGCCTTCGCAATTCCATTCTTAATAAGAGATGTCTTACCAATACCTGGTTTCCCTACAAGGAGTAGGGATAGACCTCGTGAATTATTATTTGTTACTTTAGATGCAATAAACTGGAGAATCTGGAGTTTTGCTTCATTTTGCCCATAAATAGCACTATCCAAACAGGCGATAGCTTTCTTCATAAACTCTCCGCATTTTTCGGTTCCATCTTCCAACTTTACAGGCATTTCCTTATAGTCCCCAATAGGAAGTGATGTTGCCTTCTCGAGCCAATTTCGCATCTTGAAATATTCACTTGTACTAGGATCGAGACTCTGAAGAGCATTATATTTGGAGAGAATAAGGGTCTGAATTTCAGGTGTTGTTTTCATTGTAAGAATCCTGAGCATCATTGACTGGCCATTTGAACTTACATCAGTCTTGGGGCGACGCTCAAGGGCCTCAATCATATTTTGTTGAATAGGACTTGGGAGATTTTTGAACTGATCAATTTGATCATCAATTGTACTCTCTGTAGGGGGATTTGTTACGAGATCAACAAACTTCTTTACAATTTGTGGTTCTTTTTTCATATTATATCGTTTTGGGACCATCTTTTCCATAAAGGAATCTTCGCCAAAGGAACCAAAACTGATAGAGATGCCAGCAGGTTGCTGCTGTTTTTTCAGACCGGGCTCCTCATCATCTTCCTCATCATAATCTTTATCATCTTCGTCATCTTCGTCATCTTCGTCATCTAGTTCCTCCTCCTCTTCCTCATCTTCCTCCTCTTCCTCGTCCTCGTCCTCGTCTTCATCCTCATCATCCTCTTCGTCCTCGTCCTCTGATTCAACAACAACCGTCTTACCTTTTTTAGGAGGAACTTTAACTAGTTTTTTTGCTATATGTTTTTCGGCTTTTTTAGCGGCAGCACGCTTGGGAGGGCGAGATCGTCTACGCGTCCCCTCTTCAGATAAAACATCAGATTCATCCTCCTCATCACTATACGCAATTAATCCACGAATATTTCCTCTGCTATCTACACTATCGTCATCATCATCATTCTGAGAAGCCTTCCCTTTTTTAACAATACGATTCTTTCTTCTTGGGGAATCTTCAGAATTATTTCCACCGGGATTGCTCCCACGTAGTTTCTTTCTTCCAGACATTCTAGTTTCCTGATAGACTTTATCCATATTTTTTGGCCGATTAATACATTTTAGATGTCATCAATTTTTTATCGATTTAATAAATCACTATCAATAATCTTGATACTGATTTGTTAAATAAGTCAATTAATTAATAACTGTAAGCTTAGTTGCGGTTCTTGCGACTGGAGCGGCGAGAACGGCGGTTCTTGCGACTAGTGCGGCGGTTCTTGCGACTAGTGCGACGGCCACCTCTGCGCTTGCGGCTCACCACATTGCGGATCGCGGAATTAGCATGCCCTGTAACAGAGCGACCAATACGATTTACACCGCGAATACCAGTGCGAGCAACACCCTTCACTGTGTTAGTCACAGCACCAACCGCCTCCTCACCAGCCATAGCCAGGTGATGGAAAGGGCTATATAGGGTGGAAGCTAGACCACGATTCTTGCGGTTGCGACGAGTATTTCTGCGAGTATTAGGCATTTCTTCTACAATGCCGTAAGATTTTTACGCGACCTCCTCATCGTAAAATATCTAATACATCCATCAATGAAAATTTAGCTTTTTTAGAAATGCTGGGATAGTCATTTGATGAAAATGAAATAATTTCTGTTATATTTCCCAAAATGGCATCAACTACTTTCTGTTTGAGTCCTGTAATATAAATACCATTACAGTCTTTGAACACTTTATTCATTCGTAGGATGCAATCACAAAATTCATCAATAATTTTATTGGACCCATCCTTTCTACCGTGAATACGAATCTGTTCCAATAGTGTTGTTAATGTATGAATAATTGTATCCGCATCAAGAATTTCTCTATGAGCTAACTCTGCTATAAACTGACTATATCCTAAGCGATAGTGCTTCTGCTTATTTCTCTCTACAAATGCGGCGTAGTCCTTACACTCACTTTCTTCAACTTCCTCAAAAATCTCCAAGAATGATTTATGTAGAATAGCCATTTCAGTCTTCAATGATTCATAAGAGGTTGCCAACTCGGCAATAAGTCGTGCGTAATGAGGGCAGAATATCTCCTCCGCCGCCGCTTTCTTAAAAACAAGACTCATAAAATCCTTTACGAAGGCCGTTTCACCTGAATCTAAAATCTGTTCCAAAAACGCCTTAATTTCATTATAATTTGCTGGGCTAAATTTATTGAGTTTACCATTAATAATTGTATTTAGAATCTTATCGTCAACCTTTGTTTCAGAATTTTTAAAACGGCTTTCATATTTCTTTATAGGAACTTGTTGTAATGTATTTGGGCTAGAGGTGCCTCCAACTCCACAGCTGCCACTCCCATTTTGTTGATTGGGGCGAAAGCCACCTCCACTTCCACTATTTGTGGAGCCAACGCTATTTAGAGATGTACCACTATTTCTCCAACTTTGAGCCCCACTCCTCACTAATCCACTGCTCTGAGGAACTCGTTTCCATCCACAATCATTGTTAGTTCGCACCTTGATGGAGTTTACAGATTGTAAAATTTCATCAGGGACTTTACTGCGACTAACCCCCTCACGTAGCGACAATATACTTGCGAGAAGAGCAGGGAGATTCACTCCTTCTCCGGACATACTAGTCTTCTCAAGCTTTTTTATTGCGCTCATCTTATCTTTTATTGCGTTCAAACATTAAACCCTTTTCTCACAATTGCTAATATGAGTTTTGATCCTACTCATATTCTACATGAGAGTCAATTTAATCCCACAACAATCCTCGGAATTAAAACAAATATTGGTTCGGCCAGTATTCAAAGGGGCCTCTCGCGAATATCTACACAAAAATCCCAACTAACTGAAAAGGCAAATCAAATACTCCTTATAAGGGATTATCTAAATAAAGAGCCAGCCGCTAAAGATGCTCTAGAGGCTGCGTTCACAGATATACAGTCGGCTGAAGATATTTTCGAAGATTCACAGGATAACTGGAAGGAGAAGACCTCAGAGCAGATATTTTTTGAAAAAGATAGCAATTTCGCATTTCTTAATCAAATTCCAGGAATTGTTGCGCTGCTTGTATTTTTGAAGGTATGGATTGCACCCATATTTGCTGTTATATCTCCTATTTTACTTATTGTTCTACCATTCCTAACAATTCGTTTTGTGTATAAGATAGAACTTCCTTGGTCCAGATATCAAAGTATCCTCCTACAAATGCTTGTCGGTTCCGATAATACTGCTGCTCTCTTCTCAATTAATGGAATCGGAAAAATTCTCTATTTTATTATAACTCTTTCCCAAACAATTGTACAGCCTTTCCTAACAGCCACTGCTGTGAATCGTCTAGATATTCTTGTAAGGGAAAAGGGAGAAAAACTCCGGAAATGTATAACCGCTGCGAATAGTATTTTAGATATCTATAAGAAAGCTGGATTTGACAAAATTCCAGAGATACCATATGAAAATGCCTCAATATCAAATGTAGGCCCCCATGCACTCTTCGCAAAAGATAAGGATGAAGGGTGGACCACAAAGTATCTTGGAACAGTTCTCGGAGATTGTGAAGTTATGTTCCGCTTAGCTCAAGATAGACGCTTCTGTGCGCCTATATGGCTAGATAGCAATTCGGATAATCTTTTGAAACTTATAAACTTCTATGATATTTCCCTAAAAAATCCGAAGAAAAGTTCAATTACTTTTACAACAACTACTGGTCACGCCTGTTTAACGGGACCTAATAGGGGTGGCAAGAGTTCATCTTTAAGAGGAATCCTACAAAATATTCTTTGGGCTCAAACATATGGGCTGGTTCCATGTGACCGCTATGAGGGGCGCATATTCTCTTGGATAGTCTCAAGTCTTCGTGCAGAGGATCGTCCTGGAGAGTCATCACTCTTTGAGAGAGAAGTAGAAATTGCAGTTAGTATTTTGAAGAAGGCAGCCCATTCTAATAAGGGGCGAGGACAGGGTCTTGTGCTTATTGATGAACTCTTCCATTCAACTAATCCTCCTGATGGTGAAAAATCCGCACAGATTTTCTTATCACGGTTATGGCCCAATATGAATGTTGTAAGTTGTATTAGCACGCATGTATATAGATTAGTTGAAGATGCTGATGATTCTATACAGAAGTTATGTTGTTTAGCAACAGTAAATAACAATGATAACTCTATTGAATATACATATACTTTACAGCCCGGTATCTGTAAAGTAAGTAGCGTAGACGAAGTATTACAAGAGAATGGGTTGCGCGGATAAAGTTGAATGCTTAAAAAGTATTAATCATTCAGAATTATCAGAATGGCCGCCGCTGTAAGTGATGCTATTATAATTGGTTCAGTTCTTATGATGGTTTTTGGTGCTTTATTCTATTATCTCTACAGCAGGGTCCTCCATAATGAGAAGCGCATGAGTGTAATGGAGAACATACTTCTTGATATTAAGATGGCAACTGAGACAGTATTCAGTATGCCGTCGGATCATATTCACTCAGAACCCTTACAGGAGATTAATGAATATGTTCCTGTTGCAACGACAGCGACAGTAGAGCCCTCTGTTGATGAGGCCCCTACCAAAGAGCCAGTTGAGCAGAAGACTGTTGTTAGTATCAACTACGAGTCTATGAACATTAAGGAATTACAGCAGGAGGCTCGTAATCGTAGTATTCCCGGTGTAAGTGGTCTGCGCAGAAAGGAGCTAATTGAACAGCTTCGTAAGAGTGACGGCACCACTACAACAACTGAGACAACAGTTCAGGGTGGATCAGTGTCACTTGATACATTTGTGGAATCTGCTGCTGAAGTGCCCCAGTAAATTTAATAGCATAAGCTAGTAATATGGATAGCCAACAATTTCAGAGAGTATCATCTCCGAATTTATACCCAGCTAGTAGCCCAAATAATAGATTAGTTGAGAGTCAGGTTTTTCAACAGTCACATGCTCTTAATTCCAGATATTCTGGTTCAGCAGCTATTGCTTCAGATGCAAAGATTTTCACGGATTATAGGCCAAAATGTACAAAGAATATACCATCAGGACAACAATATGCTTCTAGACAATGGCTTCAACACAACGCGGAAACTATGATAAAACTTTCACGCGAAAGACAGGCAAAATCAGTTGGCGCTGGTTATAAACATGCTGATACAATTCCTTCCCCTATTGCGGAAGTAAAATGCGATGTAAATAAATGCGCCTATTATCCTGGCGGACAAAGACAGAATAGTATTGGTGTTGAGAGAATGGATTCCGCTCCTGATCTTTTCGGAACATTCTCATTTAGTATTCAAATGCCAGCACAGACACCTACAAATATGGTAACAACTCGATATGAAGGGGGTCGCAACAGTATTAGAGGTTAGCCCTATACCTTAACTAGAATATTATGAAGTTTTGATGGTCTCACCGAAAATTCAGATGTCTCACTCATAGAATCACTTTGCGCCATTTTATTCATCTCTCTTTTACATATTGTCATGATTTTCTTGTCTAAATCGTCTAATACTAACTGTTTCAATACACCCTTCTTCTGTTGAATAGCTAATGCAGCTTCTACCGCAATTTTTTTCAGACGGCTATTAGAGTCTGTAAAAACTTTCGTATGCTCCATTACTCCGAGAATATCAGGTAAATGTACATCTGATTCCTCAAAGAGAATCTTAAATTCATTGATTACACTATTTGGAATAGAGGGGGCCTGTTCAATAAGTCTATCGAGTTCAATACGAAACATCTTCAAGAATGATTTAGCATCCATTCTTTCATCGGGATGTAATCTGAGTTCTATACTAATAAAACGATTGAACTTGCCCCATGATACACCAGATGTTCTATGTGTTTCAGCGCACTTAGAATATCCATAATAGTTGGCAAGAGTTGTTAAAACTCCTGCTATAATAGATATACCACCTACACCCAATTGTGCGAGTCTTTGACCATTTGCATCATCACCGAAAAAACTTCCCATGCCAAAATTGGCAGTTCCTGTTAAAGTACTTAGCACAATAACCGGTATCATAAGTGATTGGTCATTATTTTTAAAGAGCAGCGATGTTCTCTCATGTAACCAGCGATATACAAGTGCTTTATCACCCCAATCAGCTATTAATTCTTCCAGTTCTTGTGTCCAACCATTCTCAAATTTCTTGCCATCAGATACTTCATCTGGATTTACAGCAACAATAGCAGTCTCTCCTTTTGGCTGAACACTTGGTGGAGTAGGGGGTTGTTCCATATTCTATTTAGTCTAAAGATAATAGCGGACATTAACTTAGAAGGAGCCTGACAGTGATGTCTGTCATAAGTTTTGATGTTGGTATTAAAAATCTAGCATTCTGTCTTCTGAAAAATCTACCAAATAAAAAATACGAACTTCTCGGATGGGATAATGTAAATCTCTTGAGTAATTCTACTGACCCCCCTCCTCCTTCTAAAATTGTATGCTATACATGTAAATCAAAAGCAACGCACCAATCCGGAGAAGTTAATAGCTGCGCTCGTCACTCTGTAAGGCCAGTATTAACAGACCTATCAGGGAATAAATTACTTAAGATTCCTTCAACAAATGAATTATATAAACTTCTTCTCTCAAAAGAACCGACCGCAAAGAAATCCCTCAAAAAAGATGCAATTATTGAAGCTCTCAAAAAATATTACGCATTTCCCTTAGAGTCTGTTAAACCAATCAAAGTAGCCAATTTTGATCTCAGTTATTTTCATGATTCAATACGCGCACTTGTATTAAAACATAAGGAGGATTGGCTACAAGTGAGTGAAATTTGTATTGAAAATCAGCCGGCATTCAAGAATCCACAGATGAAATCTATACAGATGTTACTCTTTGCAACTCTTCGGGATATACTTCGCACAGACACCCAAGAGCCGCCACCGATTCGTCTTGTTCACGCTAGCCAAAAAGTGAAAGGTAAAGCGACAGGGGACGATGGATATAAGGACCGAAAAAAGGGTTCAGAAGACAGAGTGACTGCTGCTATAACTAGTGCTGCAATACTTGATACTAACAACCTTATAAGGAAGTTTCAGGGAGCTAGTAAAAAAAATGATTTAGCGGATGCTTTTTGTATGTGTTTAGATGCTCTTTCTCGATTGTGCGTTAAAGAGTCTTAAAAGCTTTGAAAGACAAAGAAATAGAATATGTCTGGGGTTACAATCCGCGATATGGAGAATCTAGCAACTTCACTTCCCGACATAAATATCGGAAATGATATTGGTAATGTAATTGAAATTTCCGATCTAGGGGGGGATGATTTTGGAATGGGTTTGCTAGCAAACACAAAATTGATGAACAATCAGCCACAGCAACAGACACAACAACAGCAGACCTATCAGGTTTCCCCTCAGCCTATGAATGGTATGCAGGAAGTAGATATTACTCGTATAGATCCTCTTGAGCCCATACAGTTTAATATTCCTGATAATGTTGGTGGGGGAGGATTTTCCATTCCAGCTATAAATATTCAACATGAACAATCACAGCCATTTAGTGGCCCTCAGTCGAGTACTGGTCCAAGTGTTACAATGTCAGCGGCCCCTATGAAGGATTTAGAAGCAGAGAAGAAGGAGAAGGCCGATTTCATCAACAAGTTAGCGCGTCTTGAGCAGAAGGGGTTTCCTGTAAGTCGTCGTTATACTCAGGACAATACCTTAGATGAGATTAAATCTGAGTATTTTCGTCTAGTAGATGCTCGTCAACTAGAGACATCAATTCGCTTCCAGCGCAATATGATGATGGGCTTCGTGACTGGCATGGAGTGGATGAACAATAAGTTTGATCCTTTTGACCTAAAACTAGATGGCTGGTCCGAGTCAGTTCATGAGAATGTTGAGGACTATGATGAGATCTTCGAGGAGCTCTATGATAAGTATAAGGAGAAGGGTAAGATGCCACCAGAGGCTCGCCTTCTATTCACAGTTGCTGGGTCAGGTTTCATGTGCCACATTACGAACTCTTTCTTCAGAAGCAAGATGCCTTCAAAGGAAGATATTTTCAAGAATAATCCGGAGCTCGCACGCCAGTTTGCTGCAGCGGCAGCTCAACAGGCGAGCCCTGGTTTTGGTAATTTCATGAGTATGGCGATGGGAGTACCTCCTGGCGGACAGCAGCAGGGTGGTCCCACATCAGCTCCTCAATATAATCCCAATATTGCGGATCCTGGGCCAGGACCAGGCCAGTTCTATGGGTCCTCACAGCAGCAGATGCCAAATGCTCCAATGTCGCAAATGCAGGGACCTCCCCCAACAATCCCTATAAGACGGCGCGAGATGAAGGGTCCCACAGGAGTTGATGATATCCTCAAGACATTTGACGAGGTTCGCCGTGCAGAAGAGAGTCAGAATATATTCACACCACCATCTCCATTAAATGGTAATGATCGCCCAGCAGTGGTAGCAGCTAGTGAGATTCAGAGTATTAACTCAGAAGATATGGGCTCCGTTGCTACTGGAAAAACTGGAGCTGGTAGACGCGGCGGCAATAGACGGCGCGCCCCAGTTGAGAATACCATTATGCTGAATGTCTAAGGACAGAAATGATTTCTCAATATTTCCCAAATTTTTACATCAACTTCCATACGATAAGGTGAATTTAATATTCGAAAAAAAATATGGTTGGTTTCAAAATGAAGTGGGGATGGGAGTTCAGTATTAGATACAAAAAACTTATACATTAGTCTTAAATCAATGAATCCAGTACAATATTGCTTAGCAATAATTGATAAGGATACATCATCAGGATAATCATTTATACATTTATTCTCATAAGGGCTTGATTCAACATTAAGTAAATATTGAATAACATCTCTGCTAAAAATCATAGCTGTTCCATGCATAAACTCTGTAATTCCCGATTCTTCTTCCATATGCATATTATGACCTGCAAGGCATTTTTCACGAGGTAAAGAATTCAGTAGGTGTCCCAAAGTATTAAAATCAACAAAAGTAGAGGAGTTTACACGAATAATATATTCTGGAAGATAATCTTCTGCTAGCCGGCGGCAACCTCGCAGGAACTTCAGAGCCATCACAGGAGTCATTGCTTCTTCTGGAGTATACTCTTCATCCTCTTGAAGAACATATCCTTCAGGAAGTGCTCCATTTAATAAAAATTTGTAGGGTATAGATAGCCCTTTTAGCTGTTTTCTCCTAATAGAGTCAAATTTCTCATAGCATGGGCTATTTCTACTAGAAACAATAAATACATAGTAACTCATTTAATAATTTACTGTGTATTTTTATTTAGACTCCCTTAACGTCCCTGTAAAATCTTCAAATTTACATCATATACTTTTGCGCTTACATCCTCCATATTTTCTTCAGTCTTTTCCTTTGCCGCGGCAAACTTCTGTGCTTTTCCTTGAAGACGGCTCAGAATTTCCATCTCTTCCACAGTTAAACTTTCACCTGGAGCTTTCCCCTCCATACCCTCTGTTTTGACTCCCTTTCCA